CAGGAGTATGGCGAGGATGCGCAGGCCGCGCTACTGCCTACGATCTCTAGTGCCCCGTCTGGTGATCCGTTGCAGATCCTTTTGGGGACTCCGCCGGCGCCGAATATGGACGGTGACGTGTTTACGCGGATGCGTTCTGCTGGTGTTGCTGGCAAGGATAAGCGTTTGGCGTGGGTTGAGTGGTCTGTGTCTGGTGACGTTGATGTTGCCGACAAATCTTTGTGGGCTGCGACTAATCCGTCTCTTGGGATTCGCCTGAATCAGACGACGATCGAGGATGAGTTCGGGGCGATGTCTGAGGAGACGTTCGCCCGTGAGCGTCTTGGTATGTGGGCGTCTGATGAGCAGTTGTCGGTGATTCCTGCGCCTGTTTGGGCGGATCGTGCTGTTTTGACGGTGCCTGATGTGCCGGTTTCTGCTTATGGGATCGACATGAACCCTGAGCGGACGATGGCTGCGGTGTCAGTTGGCTTGCGTACTGACGCGGGCGTGCATGTGGAGCTTGCCGATATGGGCTCTGTGTCTGGTAACACGGATGCGCTCGTTGAGTGGTTGGTGAAGCGTGCGGGCAGGCGGATACCCGTGGTGATGGACGCTTACAGTCCCGCACGGTCATTGGAGCCTGTTCTGAAGCGTCGTGGCGTGATGGTTCGTGCGCTGTCGGGCAACGAACTGATGCAGGCTTGTGGCGGCTTCTATGACGCTGCTACAAAAGATGCTTCGATCACCCATTACGACCAGCACCAACTAAACCTGTCCCTGGGTGGCGCGAAGAAGGCGAACCTTGGCGATGCCGGCGGCTGGAAGTGGTCGCGTAAGACGTTGGAAATTGACCTAACCCCCCTGCTTGCTGCGACGTGCGCCCATTATGGCGTCGTCAAGTTTGCTAAGCCTCCGCGTGATCCCGCTAAGACGGGCCGTGTCCTTGTTATGTGATTCCGAAAGTGGGGATGTCCCGTGATTGACACTCTTGTTGTTCCGGGGCTGTCCATTGATGATAATGCGACGCTCAATGAGTGCCTTGCGCAGTTGCGGGCGGTTGAGGGCATTAACCTCACTCGCCGCCGCTATTTCGAGTGCAAGCAGCTTGTGCGTCACTTGGGGATTGCGATTCCGCCTCAGTTGCAGTCGTTTGAGACTGTCATTGGTTGGCCGTATAAGGCTGTGAAGTCTTTGGCGTCGCGGATCAAGCTTGGCGGGTTCGCTGTGCCTGGTGGTGATGGTTCTGATTTTGGTATTGACCGGATTTGGGCTGATAACCGTCTTGGGATTGAGGCGCATCACGCGCACATGTCGGCGCTGACTTATGGGGTGTCGTTTGTTGCTGTGATGGCTGGCGGTCCTGGTGAGCCGGCTGCTGTGGTTCGGACTTTGTCGCCGACGACTTCTACGGCTCTTTGGGACCCGATTAGGCGGCGCGTTCGCGCTGCTGTGTCTGTGGTTTCGGCTGAGGCTGGTTACCCCACTGAGTTCATCCTGTTTTTGGATGACAAGGTTGTGACTGGCTTGTTTGATCGTGGGCGTTGGCTCCTTGAGGAGACGGCGAACCCGTTGGATCGCTGCCCTGTTGTGATGCTCGCCTATGACTCGAGCCCGGAGTACCCGTTTGGGCGTTCGCGGATCAGTCAGGGGGTCATGAAGATCACGGATGAGGCTATCCGCACGGCGCTCCGCATGGAGGTCACTGCCGAGTTCTACAGTGCCCCTCAGCGTTACATTCTTGGTGCTGACGAGTCTGCGTTTACGGGCCCGAATGGTGAGGCTAAGACAGCGCTTGAGGCTATTACCGGCCGGATCCTTGGTTTGTCTAAGGATGAGGATGGGGAAACCCCGACTGTTGGTCAGTTCTCGCAGGCTTCAATGTCTCCGCATACGGAGATGTTGCGGACGATCGCGGCGAAGTTCTCTGGTGAGACGTCCATCCCTGTGAATGCGTTGGGGATTATCCACGATAATCCGGCGTCTGATGCTGCGATGCACACGGTTTATCTGGATTTGAACTCTGATGCTGAGTCTGCGCATGAGCCGTTTGGTTCGGCGTGGGTTGATGCGATGCGGATGGCTGTGGAGATCGCTAATGGGTCTTCTGAGGGTCTTGAGTTGCTGTCTACGAAGTGGCGGAACCCTGCTACTCCGACGCTCGCGTCTCAGGCTGACGCTACGACGAAGCTTGTTGCTGCGGGGGTTCTTCCGCCTGATTCGGCGGTGACTTTGGAGTTGATGGGCTTCGATCAGACGACGATTGACCGGGTTATGGCGGATCGTAGGCGTTCGGCAGTGTCTTCGCTCGTCCAGGGCATTGGTCAGCGGCTTGATGCTGCCCAGGCTAACCCTGATGTCGTGGCTGCCGCTTCGGTCCGAGGTTCTGGTGATGAGTAATGATCCCATTGTCGGTAATCAACGGGTATGACCTGGCTCTAGACAGTCTTTCGACAGCGGCGCTTGCGGATTTGCGGGCTTTGCTGTCGAGCGTCGAGGATCTTTCGCCCGAACGTTCGAAGGCAATCCTGTTCGAGGCATTCCCGGAGGTTTTCAACCCCTACGCGGCGGCGTCCTCTGATGTTTCGGCTTCCTTTTACGAGGAGGTCCGGGATTTGGCGGGTGTTCGTGGTTCGTTTGCTGCGGAGACGCTGGACGAGGTTGAGGCTGACCGGTGGGGTGCTCTTGTTGGCTCCGGAACGCAGCCGCGGATGTTGGAGCAAGGCGCTTCTAACCTGATGTTCCAGTTTCTCTCTGGCGGACTCACTTCGATCCTGTCAACGATGGCTGCTGACACGATCTACGGGAACGCCCAGAAGGATCCTGTGACCACGAGGTTCCAGAGGGTGCCTAAGGCTGGTTGTTGCGGATTTTGCGGGATGCTGGCTAGCCGCGGCGCGGACTATGACTCTGAGGAGTCGGCGTTGCGCGTGGTTGGCCGTGGCGTTCCGGTGCATCGCACCAAGGGTAAGCGCGGCGGGCAGGGTAAAGGCATTAAGCCCCGAGGTTCCCAGGCTGTCGGTGAGAAGTTCCACGATCACTGCAAGTGTCGGACGGTCCAAGTGTATGAAGGTAACGCCGTTGAGATGCAGGCTGACGCGGACAAGTATTTCGACGCTTACGGGACTGCCCGTGACAAGATCAACGCCGGGCTCTCGCTTGAATCACAGACAACAAAATCCTCTGACGGCTCGCTGAAGAACACCTATAAATGGGTGAACTCAGACAGCAAGCAAGTCTCGCCTACGGACAAAACCAAGATGATCGCGACCGCTATGCGGCACGACTTGGATGTCAAATAATCTTCCGCAGTTCTCCTGCGAAGCGGTTACGCACGCCGTAAGTGTGGCCTATCAAATAGCCGACAGGCTCTAAACGGATGGATACACCTATGTCTGAGGACAACACCGCTGTAGCGGGAGAACACACCGACGATACCGAGTCTGAGAGCCAGTTCAAGGCCCCTGCATCACAGGAAGAACTTGACCGGATCATCCAGGCGCGTGTTGCTCGGGAGCGCAAAAACATTCCGACCGACTATGAGGAACTGAAGGCGAAAGCCCAGAAGTTCGCCGAGTGGGAGGAAGCCAACAAGACCGAGGCCCAGCGTACTGCTGAGCGTCTGGCTGAGATCGAGCGTGAGAACGCCGAACTGAAGTCGGGCAAGCTGCGCGCCGAGGTTGCCAACGCTAAGGGTGTCCCTGCGGCGCTGCTTACGGGCAGCACGGCCGAGGAGCTTGAGGCTGCGGCTGATGCGCTTATTGCTTTCCGGGGCGAGCAGAAACCTGCCGGCCCGTCTTCGTCTTCGCTCAACCGGGTGAACACGAACACCGTGAAGGGCTCGACTGGCGACCAGTTCGCTGATTTCTTCACGTCCAAACTTTCCTCATAAGGAGTAGGCCAACATGGCTGGTATTGATCTGAACCGGACAAGCTCCGGTGTTTCTGCCCTTCTGCCCAAGGAGATCTCGTCCGAGATTTGGGCTAACGCTGTCCAGGATTCCGTCATCATGCAGGCGGCTCGTGCGATTACCCTGCCGGGTTCGGGTATCACTATCCCGATGATCACCGGGGATGCTACGGCTGACTGGGTGAATGAGACGGACGAGAAGCCTGTCTCTGACGCTACGGTTTCGTCCAAGTCCATCACCCCGTACAAGCTGGCTGTTATCGAGGTGTTCTCTGATGAGTTCCGCCGCGATCTGCCTGCCCTGTACGCGGAGCTGGCCCGTCGTCTGCCGTCTGCTCTGGGTCGTAAGTTTGACAGCACGATCCTGCACGGTACGGCTCCGGGCTCGAACTTTGATGTCCTGTCAGCTTCGACGGCTGTTGCGATTGACGGTACGGACACCTTGGGTGACCTTGTTACCGCGCTGACGACCATTGGCGCTGCCGGTGGCGACCTTAGCCACTGGCTGGTTTCCCCGCAGGTTGAGGGCACCCTGATGACGGCGAAGGACGGCGCGGGTAACTACGCATTCCTCCGCGACGTTCGCACCGACAACGGTTCCATCGGTTCCGTGTTCGGTCGCGACGTGCTGCGGTCTTCTGCTGTGTACAACAACCCGGCTACGGGTGCTGACACTGTTGGTTTCGCTGGCGACTTCGCCCGTTCCGCCGTGTGGGGCTCCGTTGAGGGTATCCAGATCAGCGTGTCTGATCAGGCGACCGTGAACAAGGGCGGCACTCAGCTGAACCTGTGGCAGCGCAACATGTTCGCGATCCGCGCCGAGGTTGAGGTGGGCTTCGCCGTCCGCAACGGCGCTCACTTCGTGAAGCTGACTGGCGCTACCACCGCGTAATGCTCCTGGTTAACCCGTTCACGGGGAAGCTGGTCGATGTCTCTGAGGAGTTCGTCGACCAGCTTTCCCGTGCTGGTTTCAAGAAGCAGGAACCGGAAGTCGTGGAGCCTGTCAAGGTTTCCGCGCCGCGTGGCAGGCGCCCGCGTAAGTCAACTAGTTAGTGGGGGTGCGTCATGGCTTGGACTACTGCGTCTGAGGTTTTAGGTGCGTGGATTGGTGATGACGCTCCTACCGATTCGGCCCTTGTTGATACGTGGATTGGTAAGGCTGAGCGGCTGCTCCGGGCTAAGGTTCCGGGGCTTGCTGAGCGTGTTGATGCTGAACCGGTTACCGAGCCAGACCTTTTGGGGAACATCCAGGACGTGGTTACGGCCATGGTTCAGCGTGTGTTCCGGAATCCGGAGGGTGTTCGTCAGCGTCAGGAGACTACGGGCCCGTTTACTGGGTCTGTCACGTATGGCGGTGATCAGCCGGGGAGCCTTTGGGTTTCCGATGCTGAGTTGGGGATGATTTCGCCGGCGGGTACGAACCGTGGCGCTTTCACTATCGACACGATCCCTGTCACGTCTCCTTATAGCCAGCACTATGTGTGGCCTGATTCGGATGTGTGGCCGTGAGTGAGTCTGTGGAGCGTGTCCCGTATTTGGGGGCGGGTGAGGATGCTCACGGTAACGAGGTGGCCACATATGGTCCCGCGGTGACGCTGACTGGGTTTGGGTTTGATCCCGGATCCAGTAGTGAGCCGCGGTTGCCTGGTCAGGGTCGCGTGATTGTTGAGCCGACCCTGTACGGGCCTTATGACATGCCGTTTCTGCCGCGTGATCAGGTCATTGTCCGTGGCGTGACTTATGAGGTTGAGGGTGTGGTCCGTCAGTGGCGGAACATGTTTTCGAATCGTGAGGCTGGGGCTGTCGTTAGTCTGCGGAGGGTCGATGGGTAGCAAAACAAAGCTCGTGTGGAACGTTGCGGGCTTTGAGGAGATCCGTCGTAATGATGCCGCCGTTGATCGTATCCAGGAAGAAATTGATCGGATCCTTTCGGCGGTAAATCAGAACGCGACCTATGAGGGCAGTGTTGTTCAGGCTCCTGGCCGCGGAACGTTGGGTCGAGCCATTGGGCACGTTTGGACAACAGACTTCAAGTCCATCCTTGATAACTCGCGGAACCATTCGCTTCTAAGGGCTCTTGCCGGTCAGGGTATGACCCTTTACACCAGTAAGTCGGGTAAGACGAGCCTTGTCACTCAGAAGCAAGCCGATAACTGGTCGGGTAAGAAGAAGGGCTGATGCATGGCTGAGGTTCTAATTTCTCCTGATGTTGAGGCTGCCGCTGTTGTGTGGTTGCGTAACGGCTTGGGTTCGTTGGCTGACAAAGTCGCTACAAGGGTTCCTAAGGCGATGCCCGCGAAGATGGTTCGGGTGTCGTTGACTGGTGGTGACAGGGTGAACATTGCTT